CCGAGCGCGACGTCTCCGTGCGCCGCTTCAACATCCTGTCGGGCGTCGCCGACAGGGCGTCCGAGCGCATCGAGCGCCGCAGCGCGGATGATGTCCGCGTCGTGCCCGTCATCGACGTTGTCGCCCGCAAGCACGAGGCCGACGCGCTCGCCGCCCGCATCCGCGGCATCGACGCCCGCATTCAGGCCGCCAACTGGGCGTAACTTCGTTAGCTTTATGCTAGGCTAAGAAGAGTCAAAACGCCTCAATCTCATACGACTTGTGAGTTTGCAGTGCTTCAAAGTGTGCTAAAGCACTGCATCCAACATCAACCCAACTGTATGAGAA